GTGTTTCCTTGGGCCCCCGGTGTGATTTGGGGGGGCGGGCCGTTCTCCCGGTGGTTCTTGCCCCGCTTTGGCCGGGCGCTTGTCCCCCCCCCCCCCGTGTCCGGAGTGCGCCACAATCCAGATGCGGTCGCGTTGGTGCGGTGCTCCGACATCTGCCGCTCCCATAACAGTCCACCGCGTGTCATACCCGAGGCAGGAAAGATCGCCAAGGACTCGTCCGAGTCCTCTATGAATGAGCATTGGGCTGTTTTCCACAAATACATATCGGGGTCGAACTTCGCTAACCACCCGCGCCATGTGATACCACATGGAGGAGTGCTCTCCATCAAGTCCTGCGCCGCGTCCTGCGATGCTGATGTCGGTACATGGAAAGCCGCCAGATACGACTTCAGCAATGCCTCTCCATGGTGTTCCATCAAAGGTTTGTATGTCATCCCAAATCGGGAAAGGCGGGAGAATGCCGTCATTTTGTCGGGCGCACAGTACGCTTGCTGGGTATGGCTCCCACTCAACGGCGCAGACTGTTCTCCATCCAAGCAATTTGCCGCCAAGTATTCCTCCACCAGCGCCTGCGAATAAAGCCAACTCATTCATGATTTCCTATTCAAAATATTTAGAGGAAAAAAAACCGCTGGTGCTACCCAGCGGTGCTAAAAGCCGATCAGTTAGTATTCGACTGCCATACGCAGATCACGAACACGCATATTCAGTAAAGGCGCGAGGTCTTCTTTTGATCGCTTGAGTCGAGCAATTTCAGATTCGAAATAACGAATCCTTTCATTGATGTTTTCCTCAACGGTTGGATTACAGTCAACTGGTGCAACGCCAACGATTGCTCGGTTTTCCGCGTAATATTCTTCTTGCATGGTTTACTCCTTAAAACATCTCGTCATCAGCCACTGCGGCGGCCATCGCAGTCTTAACTGGCGCTGGTGCTGGCGGTATGAACGGCGGCCTTGCCTGCGCCACCGGCGCTGGCGCAGCCACCTCGGCAGCGTCAGCGTCCATGCCAGCGGGACGGTCGATCCATGACACGATATTGAAGTTCGGAATGCGGGTTGTGCCTTTGCCGATCTTCTCCAGCTTGGAGCCGGTGTACTCCAGCACAGGCAACTTACCCGCATTGGCGGCCTGCTGCGCCGCGCAGTCCAAGTACAGCTTCTCTAGCCCCATGTTCGGACCAACGCCACTTGATGACCACTCGCACAGGCCGAGCGCCTTGTTGTAAAAGTGGATGATAAATCCGCGCTTGTGGTCAGCTGACGGCTGCGGGCCTTTCTTTCCAAGGCTTACATCGGCCTGCCAATCGCGTACACCAACACCGAGTTGCAGCCAGCCGGTTTGCACCGTGTTGATGTCAAAGACAACCTTACCGAGTTGGATTTCCTCGCCGAGATTGTTTGTCCAAGCGTTAGCTTGAGGAGAAAAGCGGATGTAGTTTCCATTACCGCCACCAGAGGATAAATTTAGCATTTTGCGTTTCGCTTTCAAAAGTTACAGGGTTTGCATTATTGACTGAGGCTGCGATCTCTCGCAAGCGTCAGTCCACTTGATACCTTGACCGTTAGTTCGTCCAAGATAACTCGGTTTTCCTTTGGTAGCAGTTTCTCTGCTGCCGCAGGAGTAATTAGCGTTGTTTCAAATATGTCGCTGTAAAACAAACCTATCGCTAACAGTTTTTCTCTGGCCGCATTGCCATCAATCCATTTGCGGGATGCGCGCTTGGGTGCTAACTGCCAGCCTGGTACTACCATGCCGTCCTTCTCCATGGCGCTCAGTGCGTGTTCCTGCACCGCTGCTATGAATTTCTCTACCAGCGGCGCTTTGTCCAGAATGGCGCTGATCTGCTCAGGTGTCAGCGCCAGCATGACTTCCTTTATCTCTTCCTTATTCAGCGCGGTGATGTCAGTGTTGGCCGCCACGACATCAAACTGCTGTTGCTGCGCCGGACATATTGTTTTCGCATCGCACCATTGACAGGCTGACACTGACGGTCTAAATGATGGCGCATCACTGATAGCATCATCAACAGCAGGCATCAGAATATTTTCCTCCCACTCGCCGAGTTCATCCGCGGTCATTATGTGGATGCGCTTTTCACCATGGTGCGGTTGGATGATCTGTAACTCAACTTCATCAATGTCAAGCCGCAGCGTTGCAATGGCGGCCAGCGCGTAGATTTTCAGCTGCTCAGTGTCAGCGTCCACCCAGCCTTTGCCGGTTTTCAGGTCTGCAATAATTAGTTTCTTTTGGCTGATTGAGTGGCCGACAACGTCAGCTGTACCTCCGAGTTTGAAGAGCGCAGTGCTGAACAATGTCACCGGCACTTCCACCTTGACCATGCCAAGTTGATCCTGAATCGCCCATATGGCTTTCATGTGTTCCAGCGCATACAGACAGTTGTCCTCGGTCATTGTGATGCCTTCCACCGTCTGGCCGACAAACTGCATCGGGTCAGAGCCAAGCTGAAAGCAAGTCTCGGCCAGCGCGTGAATTGCGGTGCCAATGTTTGCAGGCTCGCCTGATGGGCGCTGCGGTACTTGAGCGCAGAGCTTTGCGGATGCAGGGCAGGCGATCCAGCGCGATGCGGATGACGGTCTGAGCCTTAATTGCTTTGTTGCCATGAATCTCTTTCAATGTGATGTTCGTTAATGATGAGTTGGTACGCCAGCTGGCGCACCTCAGTGCTTGCGGCGTGTCCCAAGTCCTCGGGATCGAGCAGGCGCTTAAGGAATACGACTTTGTCCTGATTGGCTTTGCGCTGCTTCTCCAGCATCTCGGCCAGCCAGACTATGTGCTGGCGCATGATCTGTCGTTCCTTGTCAGCCATTGCGGATACCCCACGCTGCTATCAGCGTTGCCTCTGCTCTGCCGTCATCTTTGACGCGCTTGAAGTATTCCGACATGGCGGGGAATAACTCGATGGCGCGGTGTCTGGATGCGTCCTTGCCTGCGGCCTTACCCATGGCCTTCGTCCAAGTGGCTGGTGCCACATAGGTGACCGGCACACTGAGTCCGGCCAGCACGCCTTCGACTACGCCAAGGCTGCGGCCAAAGCCAAACATGGCCGTCACGCCTTGACCTGGCCGTGCTGCCGGACGTTCTACTATGGCCTGATCCGGTCTGAGGTTGCCAATGATCTCGGCCAGCAGCTGCGGTGAGACTTGCCGCTTGGTCTTCTTGTTAATGTCTACGGTCAGCGTTGGCATATCGTGTACCGAGAGCAACTGTCCGTCTACCAGCACCGCTATTGCGCCGTTCAAGCCGCAGTCAATACCCAAGGTGCGCTTCATTTGACGGNCTCTTCCATGGCCTTGTTTAGCACCTGTAGCCGCGCTGAGATGAGCGCGTCTGCGGCCTGCTCCAAGCGAATGACGGTGGAGTAAAGTGGTTCGGTCTGCCCATTGATCCAGCGCGAGAGCTGCGCTTGGTCGATCTCTGCGACACGACAGAGATCGGACATCCGGTATCCGGCTGATTCAATCTTAAACTTGATGTCCTGAATGGCTTGCTGTGATACTTTCATGTGTATGATGTTAACCATGTTTTGTGGAAAGCGTCAAGTGTAAAGCAAAAAAAGGGGATCAGCGCAAACCGATCCCCATAAAGGCAACTGCTGGAAGCATGAACCAGCAGTGGACATTGTAGATGATGGAATACTTGACTAAGTTGTATGTGATTTGACAAGTTCAGCAAATGTGATATTATCAATTCCTCAATAACGCAACTCCAAGGAAAACGAAATGAACGCAACTTACCAAGCATATGCAGTATCTGACCTTTACGAAGCCGGTCTCGCTTGTGACGGTCACCCTTTCATCGCTGAAAAATACTATGTCCTGATTGAGAACGCAACTGGTCGCCGCTTTCGTCACGAAAAGACTTTTCCTGGCGTAAAAGTTGAGGAGTGCGAAGAAACTGGCGAAGTTTGTTTTGCTGATATTCGTGAGACTGCCAAGACAATCGTTGAAGATTTGGCCGCCAAAGTTAATGCAACCTTGGCATCAGGTAAAGCCTTGACAGCATCATGCTGGTTTGAAGTCGATCCAGCTTACGGCTCTGACGCTTACATCAATCAAGGTACAGAGTCAAAGCGCTTTTTTGAAGAGAGAGCCGCAGCCTAATCAACCCAAGGGGGCATCGTCCCCCATCTTTAAGGAGTCCCATGAACCACACACAACACGCCCTGACCGCCGACAGCCACCGCAGGCTTGGCAAACGCGCAGAGGCTGCGCTGGACTACTTACTGTGCCTTGTCATCGGCACCGGCTTGGCCGCACTGCTCGTAGCATGGTGGTCATCATGAATAATCAATCACCATTTTCAACAAAAAAATATCAAGGCATTGACCCCGCATTTCCAGTTTTTCCCGATACAAGCGGCGGTCATGCGGCAGCATTTCAGGGCATGACATTGCGTGACTATTTTGCAGCAAGGGCTATGCAAGCGATAACCAACAGAGGAAATAGAGACCATTTCTTCACTTCCACACAAGCATACAAACTTGCAGACGCAATGCTGAAAGCGAGAGAGCAATGAACAACACAAAGGAGAAAACCATGTCTGAGAATATGCAAATCGAAATTGACCGCGCCGTCAACAAGTTCACGCCACCCATGGAAGTCGGTGGTGGATTCTTAACCCGAGCTGACTTTGCAAAGCTGGCACGCCAGGCTGTAACTGACGGCACGTTTATCGGTTGGACGCACGCAGAGAACATGACCAGAGAGCGTATGCAGCGCAAGATTGACGCTGCTGAACAGGAACTAACCATCCTGCGCGAGCGCGTGAAAGAAGTGGAGATGGAACTGCTGGCGGCTCAGAAGTGAAAATCATATGGTTGGCGTTGGCGGTGTTGGCGCTGTTGTACTTTGACTCGGAGGATTTCTATGGAAACGATGATGAATTTCGTGCTGATCGGCCTGCTCGGTATTGCAATAACAGTGATCGTGCTTGCGTGCGTGGTTAAGTTCCTGCTTGATGAGACAGAGGTGAAGTGATGAAAGGTGGTTCCCGCCCCAACTCAGGACGCAAACTGCCTGACATCAATGGCCGCAGAGCCATGCTGCTTCTCTCCGAGGGTATGACCAAGAAAGAGATAGCCGAGCGTTTCAGCGTGCCGTATAAGTCCATGCTGACGTTCTTTCGGAAGATGGGTGCCAAGCAGCCACGCGGTGAATATGCCTGGTCGGGTAAATATAAGAAAGTCGCATGAAATCAGCAAGGCTCCCGCGAGTCATTGACATCCTTCAGCGCACCGGCTGCACAGTGCCAGAGTTAGCGGCCAAGGTGTACTGCACCGAGAGGTCAGCGCAGCAGATGATTAAGCGGCTGCGGCTGGCTGGCACCGTACACATACAGGAATGGCGCAGATCAGGCCGCATCCTGGTCGCCGTGTACAGGTACGGTATCGGCACTGATGCAGTCAGACCGCCACCGCTGACACCCATGGAGCGCCTACGCCGCCACAGAGCGCGTGAGACATTGGACGATAAGGCTTTCCGCTTGGCGCGTGAAAGAGGTAAGAGACTAAAGCCACGCCGCGATCCGCTGGTGGCTGCACTTTTTGGGGATAAGTGATGAAGATAACTTTAGATGTTCAATTGATAGCTGACTACGGTATCAATATTGATGTGCAGCCAGATGACGGCATCACCAACTTATCAGCGCCAGAGCAAGAGGCGATTATCAATGAAGCAATCCGCGCTCTTGAGCATTACATTATTATGATCACTGATCCCCAAGAAGACGCTTGAGTCTTGCTATCTCTTTGTCATCCATAAACATGGAGATACCTTTGCCGGAACTGGACAACACACCGCGAGTTAATTGGTTTGGGTCTGCGTATGTTCTACCAGCGGGAATGTCGCCAGGGAATTGATAATTGACAAACAAATCTTCTAGACTTGCTCTTTTTATATCTGAGCCAGGCTTGTTCATTTGCGTTGGCAAAATTTGGTTGTATAAGGGCTGCATAAATTCGCTGATTGGCGCGCCCCTAGTGTTGCCTAAGAACACGCCAGGAATGTCATATCCATATGCGCCATGAGTACCGCGTGAAATTCCCAAATTTGGTAATGCCTCAAAGATTGAGTCACCCATCAAAAATGGTTGTTTGTACATTACATTGGGATCAAGCATTGCGTTTTGCAGATCGGGATAATTAAATCCCAGACCCTTCTCTACACCCACATTGCTCATCTTGTCCACAAATACTTTACGCAATTCTCCTGCACTACCAACAGGCAAACCTTCTCCGGTCAGTAATTGCAAACGCGATGCTGGATCATTTAATCCAACAAAATCTTTGTATTTACCAGGCTTTTTCTTAATAGTCATTGCCCGCATCTGATCTGATATTTGATCCAGAAATTTGGGACTTGGGTTTGTCGCATCAATCAACGATAAAAGCCCAAGCGTTGGCCCAGTTGAGAAGTTCTCGCCACCTGGTGGCATTGTGTGTGGAGCCATAAACACGCGCCCAGTACCGCCCCTCTTTAGGTTTTCTTCTATGGCCTGCAAAGCTCGATTATTTTGCGACATAGCCTGCGCTTGACCGGAGGCATAGCCAATATTGCGTTTAATATTGTTTTCATCCATCATGTACATCAACCCGCCTGGCGTGACAAACGAATTGTTTCCAAGTGGTATGTCGCTGACATTAGTGACTTCGACATTGCGACTTAGTTGATCAGTTGGGTATGTAAAAATGCTGCCGCCACGCATTTGTTCGTAATCAACTTTTTGTCTCGGAACAATGCCAGGCAATTGCCGAGTTTGATATCTTGTACCAACTATCGGATTTGGTTTTGTTTTCGTGACAGGTATGTACACATTACTTTGAGTACCCTGCGACAAATCACCAAGCAGACCAGCGCCAAGTCCACCCTTTGCCATGGTGCGATTAACCATTGGCGTGATGGCGCGTTCAGCGGCCATGCCAGTGCGTTCAGCTTGCGAGGCATAGGCTGCTCTAGGGATTGATGCCAGCGCCGCCACCTCGGGCAATATTGGCGGCAGCTTGCTTGCATCCAGCAGACCGCCAAGGCTTTGCATCATCTGTGGCGCAACTTGGCCGCGAGGCTTATAGGTGTACTCCTGCATAAACCGGCTGGCCTCTTCCTCGGCAATACGGTTAGCCTCTCGCGTGCCTAGCTTGCCGCTGGTGGCTCCCTTGTACACGCCGTAAGGCATACCAAGCAAACCGGCCAGCGCACCGCTGCCAAGGGTTGCAGCAGTCTCTCCAGCGCCGGTTAGATAGTCTAGGTAGGTTGCCATGATTATTCCTAGTAGTAAGTACCGCTGAAAGGCATTCCTAACCGCTGTTCTCGTTGTTGAATGCTTCTTTCCAGTTCCTCAATCCTTCTTCGATAATCATTTGCTTTCCCCATATTTGGGTACTTGAACTCTTCTGGACGTGGCATCTCACGCCGTTGACCAAATGTATTTTCACTTGGCAGATTTTGGAATTCTTGAGGAAGAGTAAAACGATTTATTCTTAGTTTGTCTGCTGTCGGCTCGGTTAAATCCCGATCAGAAAATGTCATTTTCCCACGCATGATTTGCAGCAATGCAGCAGGCTCATTGTTGTTGTATGTCAACATCTCTGGATGATTTTTTTCCAACCAAGAAAACAATTGATATTTGTCCATCATGCCCATTGGTGTATTGGGTTGATTTGATCCAGCCAATAAACCACTTGATGGTTCATTTGGTGAAAGTAATCCTTGTCCAAAATATGGTGAATTGTTTGCATTAGGGAAATCTGCCATGATTACCTCGCTGTACGCATCTGAACTGCGATAGGTTGGATTTGTTTGTAGTACGCCTCAATTGAGTCTGCCATTTCAGGCTCTGCCGTAGCAATGGCGGTCAACTTTGCAACTTGTGCGGTCAGTGAATTCGGATTGTTGACAACGGCTCTGCTGGTGTCAGACACCCAACGAATGAACCTTGGACTCTCAAGCAATCTAGCCGCAAGGTTACCGGTCAATATAAGGCCGCTTAAGGCTCCAGCGCCGCCAAGTAGTGCCGTTGTAGCGTCACCGCTTAAAGCACCTCCTATGATGCCGCCAGTGCCTAGCAAAGCTGATGTAACCATCTGAGCGCCACCAGTGTTTGATGTATTGACGGCTTTGCCAGCCTCACGCGCACCAGTTGTCACTTTGACCAGATCATTGATGGCCGGAATGATGTTGCGATATTTATCACCCGCAAACAGCACTCTCTTTGCGCTGTCACTCAAGCTGTTCCAGTTGGTCAGGAATGTATTCGCGCTGAACTGATAACTGTCGGCTCCAATGTCAGCACCTTCCTTGACACCGGCCTTGGCATTGCCTAATTGCAGGAATACAGACGCTGCCAGTGTGTCTCTTTCCTCTGGCTTGAAATTGCGAACAAGCAGCTGCAAACGCCCCATGCCGTCCTTTGTTCCTGACAGTGCATAGTTGGCCGCCGCGACATCTAAGTCCTGATCCGCAATCTTTTGCAGGGCTGGCAAATTCACCTCGCGGTTGAACCTGACGTAACGATCATGCAACTTTAAAGCGCGATCTGCAATCGGGCCTGACTTAGTCGCAGCCGCAGAAACGTCAGCACGCAAGGCAGCGTACAAACGCGCAAAATTTGAAGTGTCTGAAAGACCAGAAATATCTGGTCGATCTAAATCTTTTCCAATGCTTGTTCGCTCTTTTCTAAGAGCATCAAACGAAACGCCACCAAATCCAGCTTTTGCATCAGACACAACACGCATGGCTCGATCAATGACGGGCTGCAACAATGGCCCCATTGTGTTTGGATCTCTGTCAATTTGTGCTTGTAAATCACTGACTAGTTGAGCCGTGTTATTAGCAGAAAACCTATTGTTTGATCCAACAGCATGGGCAACAAGATCATCGATCTGTTCGCGTCTTTCTTCAAACCGTTTACCGGCTGCCTGAGAGGCTCCCTTAATGAATTGACCAAGTCCACCCTTCTCGGTGTAAAGCTCTCCAGCTGCTACGCCTGGCCCGCGCTCTGCACGAGACAAGTCCTCTGCAATCTGAGTTGCACGAGTACCCATCTGCTCCTGCATCAATTCGTACTTTGGCGCAATGACTTGAGCGCCGCCAGGTGTCTGAGCAAGTCCAGCCTCAAGACGCTGAACAGCAGGACTCTGAGTAGCAACACCGGCAGGCAGTTTGATGCCAAGCCTGGCCGCAGCCTGCGGTATTCCTTGTCGTAATCCCATTATTTGCTGCTGGATAGGTGACAGCAAGTATGGTGAATATTTCTCAATGAGTTGACCACCGCGCTGACCAGCGGCATTGACGGTGATGTCTTTCAGCACTCCAGCGGCCTGCTCTGCACCGCCTCTGGTTTCAGCAGTTGGACCGCCATACTGCATACCCATCTCGTACAGCTTCTTGAATGCAGCGCCACCACTAGCAGCGCCAGCAACCATTCCTGGCGGCCCAAATGGAAACATGACAGCAGCACCAGTAGCAGAGCCAAGAGTCTCTGCAATCTCAGGCATTGCACCGAATACATCTCCCATTGTCGGAATAGGAATCCCAAAAAAATTAGAATTCTTCTCGTTCATCAGCGTTGGCCGTCCGGTCTTAGGATCGGTGTAGACGAAATTCTCTTTGTCGTATGGCTGCGCGTCAGGAAAGAATTTCCTAAGCGTTGCCAACTTGTCTTGCATGGTGGTAGCCGCACCAACGGCTGCACGCACTGGCAAAGGTGCGCCAGTGGTGCGCTCTATCTTCGTTTCATCTTGACCGCCAATTGATGGAATTTCAATTGACCTGATGTAATCCGCAAGAACCTGTGCAGCTTGTGTATCACCAGCTGCATCAGCAGCCTTCAATGACTCATACAGATCATCAATTGTTGGATTAGCCATTACGGTTTCCTTGGAGGGTATTTCTTAATTATGTCTCTGACACCTGGTGGCGGTGATGGAGGCTCTGCCGCTGCCTTCGGTGTTGTAATTGATTGCGGAAATTGCTTATTGATCATCTCAACTTCACGGTTCGCCTTATTACGCAATGCTGTTATTTTTGATAGCACATACTCAGGACCGCCAAAGCCTTTAAGCAATGACTTTAGGCTTGTGGGGTCTGCTAGTTGCTCTAACAGAATGCGCTCATCACCACCGTTCAATACACCAAGGTTTTGCAGTTCTTTCAGTTGCAGCAATGCATCTTTAAATAATGCTTCTTGGGTTCCTCCAGCCTGACCCATGCCGCCAATCTGCATACCATTTTGTCTAACGTCTTTTTCTAAAAGATCAATTGCACTCACCAATTTCTCGGCAACCAAAATCTGCTTTCTTGCCGCTCCAACTTGATCAGAAGTAGGCGCAAAAGGAGTTGACTTAACTCCAGACTGAATGCCAGTTTCACTAACAGGTGCGCTTGCTGGTGGTGCAGCAGGAGTTGTGCTTACGGCTGGAGGAGCCGTTTGTGCAGCGTTAGGCTGAACCACAGTTGCCGGATTTTTTACTTGAGGAACTGTTCCTTTGAATGTAGGTCTAGGGATACTAGTTGACAATGGCTGCGGCTGTTTATAAACAATCTTGGTTGATCCATCGGTCTGAACCTCTTCCATAGGAACAGGTTTGCTTAATTCTCTGTATGCCAAGAGATACTCAAGAGTATCTGTTTTGCCGTTGTTTACACCCTTCACAATTTGGTTATATGCTATGCCAGCAAGACTGCTTCCAAATGCACCATCTACTTCTGGCACTTGTGTAGCCTGATTTGTTGCTTCATTGAACTGCCATTTAGCAACACCAGATAAGCCAACTTTTTCCGCTTCGGCTCCAGTAATAATCTTAAATTTGTCTTTAGGCGCTTGCAGACTTGTGATCTGACCAGTGCGAAGATTTTGCTGATACTTACCTCGTGGATCAAGTCCCAATGACGTAACCTCAGATGGAGTCAATGTGGTGAAACTCTCAGTCTTAAGGCTTTCTTCAAACACTTTAGGCAGCATCGCGTCAGTATCCATCGCAATAAGCGCCATCTGATCTGGAGTCAGAGTAGAGAAGATATCAGGACGCAGCTTGCCTGTCACCGTCACCTTAGGCATGACTTGCATTGAACCATCAGCAAGCGCTGGCGCTGAACCATCAGCAGGCGCGGTCTGAACGCTTGGTGCTGCTGCTGGCGCTAATACCGGTGCTGGTGCTAATGCTGGTACTGCGCCAGTTGTCATGCCAGGCACACGATTCATAAAGAATTGTTGTACGGCCTGCTTTCTCTTAAATTCATCCAGCTTTTGTTTTGTCAGCAACTGCTGAATAGCACCCTGCTGCGCCTGCTGATAACCGGCTGTGCCAGCACCGTATGCCTCACCCAATGCCTCACCTAAAGAGATTGGCGTGGTTCTTACACCGCTTGATTTAAGCAGCGACATGGCGGCCTGCATCATGGCCTGATTCTGCATAGCCTTTTGCTGCTTAGAAGTCAGATAGTCTTCCATGCCATCACCTCCACCGCCAAACAACAGGCCGCCGAGGTTATCCATAAAGCTAGTGTTTGTTTGTGTATCTGCCATTTGGGGGCTCACAAAAGGGTTAATTTGAATTGGTGAATTTGCAATGCGCTTATCAAGTGCTTGTATTCTTCTATCGCGGTCACTCACAAAAGGTTCAATTCGAATTGGCGCATCTGCAATGCGCTGTTCAATTGCTTGTATTCTTCTATCGCGGTCACTGACGTTGGGTTCAATATCCAATACAACTCCACCTCCAAAGGTTTGCGGTGTAAATTCTGATTGAATTGGTAGTGGCATTAAAGGCTCTGGAGGAAAAAGCAAAGGTGAATAATTACGAGGATTAATTTGCGCACCCTGACCAAGCCAAGGATAAATATCTCCGGACATGTATTCGCCATACATGTCAGATGGCCTAACACCAGGATACCAGTACTCTTCTTGCACACTTCTTGCCATTTTTCACCTCATCCAAGTAAGCCGGTCACACCGTACATTTTCATCAACTGCTCGTAGGTCAGATTGCTACCACCTGGCAGCTGCGGCATCACCATACCAGCAGACTTCTCTTTTCCCATCTCTAGTAGAGACAGTGCAGCACCAACATTCATGCCTGGATTTGCAGCAGGCATCTGTCCGAATGATGCTGGTGGATTGATACCTGTACCCGCATCAGTCATAAATTGGTTTTTTGGCATTGCCAAGTCACCCATACCAAGGTTTAGACTTGGTTGAGTGCTAGACATCATTTGAGCATTGAACCCCTCATCAATCATCGGCTTACGCAAGCCACCGGCAGGATTCTTTTGTTGAAAATAGTCGAAGTAGTTCATCCGAATGCTCCTAACAAACCACCGGCAGCTGCTGCATATGGATTACCACCGCTAAGTTGAAATCCAGTCAATGCACCGCCCAAGGCACCAGCACCGACATTGCGCGAGGTAGGTTGAGTCATTGTCTGACCAAGGTTTGCTGGCTGCGCTGAAATAGCCGCCTGAGTGATACCAAGACGCTGCAACTCAAGATTTCTAGCCGCATCAAGTCGCTGCTGCGCCAGTGACTGTCGGCCTAAGCCTAAGTTCATGGCGGTCTGATAACCCTGCTGATTTATGGCGCGTGCAGCCTGAGCGCGTGCAGCTGATTGATCGTAGCCAGAAGAGCGCAACTGAGCAGCTGTCCTAGCCGCAGTCTTCAGCGCAGCCTCATTGGTGAGTGCTGACTGCACGCCTTGGCGTGAGCCGCCAAAGGCTTTTGCGGCAGTAGCCTGCTGTGAATCTCTTAAAGCTGCCATCTGACGCGACTCTTCAATATCCCTTAGCGATGTCTGCACAACATCTTGCTCGTAAGGATTCTGAAACGCCATGATGTCTTCGGCACCAAAGGGCTTCATGCTGGCTTCGTAGGCTGCTTTTTCAGCAGCCTGATACATAGGATCGAAACCAGCAAACTCCTGTAAGCCAAGATTGCCAGCTGCTGTTTCAGCTTTACCTACTTGCTGTAAGTACTTGGCCTTGATATCAGGATCAATTTCTGTTGTACTCTTTTGTGAACCGCCTTTAGACATACATTACCCCTTAAACCGTTTGACCATTCTCACGAATGAATTGTGTATCAGTGCCAAGCACATTAAACACCTTCATCCAGAATTTTTCCACTGGCTTGAAAAGCCAGCCATGTTTATTCTGACCGTAGTGCCACTTCCCATAGGACACTAGCGGATCAGCAAATGTTTTTGCCACCATGAATTTGAACAGCTTTGACTCACGCATCAGCGGAACAAATACTTCGGCCAGCTTGTAGTAACCGCGCTTGTTTTGCTCGGTAATCTTCTCATCGCGGTATCGGCGCACCACGGTGTCCATAGTGCCGTCACCATATCTGGCCTCCAGCATGATGAAGCAGCAACCAGCACCTGAACCACCTGAACCGCCGCTGCCGCCTGCACTCATACCGCCAACAGATGCATTACCAGCAACACCGGTTGATCCTGATGTTGTGGCTCCAGAGCCGACACCTATTCCAGTTCCAGATGAACCGCCACCGCCGCCATCACCACCGCGGCCACCACCGCCAGCATTCATGCCGCCTTCGCCAGAGCCTGAGTTGGATGCAGATTGACCTGACGGTCCAGTTGCAGTCATTCCCATGCCTGACATACCGCTGGCGGCAGTACCGCCAAAGCCAACACCAGTACCTGGTGCGCCAGGCGTACTGCCAATTCCAATGCCCAGCCCATTTGGGCCAAGCAATGCCTGCAATACTTGTATAGCAATTGGCGGTTGCGACAGAAATGCCATTACTGCCTTACCAATAGACTCACCAGTAGTTCCAAGGCTTTGTGCATTTGCTTCGCCTTGCGCCGCCTGTGCCGCAAATGCAGCATCACTCATTGAGCCAGTACCACTGCCAGCAGGTAAATTTGATAATCTTGGATCAATAGCGAGTAAGTTAGCAGGCTGCTCAATAACATCCTGTTTCATTGCTTGTATAGTGGCAGCCGGATTAGAAATATCCAGTAAGCCATTCGGTAATTGTTTATATGCCATCTACAAGTCCTTGCACAAGATGAACCACTTCGGTTCGTATCCTTCACCTTTCAAGAATGTTCTCTCCCAGCCTTTACGGCCAGCGAGAGACACTCGGCTGCAACCTATCTCCTTCCCCCATGATTCGATAATAGGTCGCATCAATCGGAGTTCATCTAGGTCGCCGCCAGCAAGGAAGTAGTGCAAGTCCTTTAACTGCGGGTAGACAATGATCTCGGTAACCACCACTGAATTCTTGCTAGGCCAGAGTTGAAACTGTCCCCGCCTGATCCCTTCAGCAATGTCCTCAACTTTATGAGTGCCGCCAGAGTATTCTAAGGCTGCGGCCACATGATGGCGCAGTCTCTCAAACTCTGCCTCTTCGCTCAACGCTTACCTGCCGCCACCGCATCAATCCGGTTGACACCAACCCGCCAATCTTGCAGCACGGCACCGGTATATATGATCTTCACCTGACGGCCAGAGAACCGGACATCAGTCGGAATTGCTGCCGAGTACGGCCCATGGGTGTACTCAGTGTCCATCGGATAAAAGCGCGTCTTGAACGAAATCTGCACCTCGCCAAGCGTTTGCTCATCTGGAATAACTTGGCGCACAGACATGATGTTGTCCCCGTTGCCAATCTCAAATGGGCCAGACTCAGCGTAGACAATGCCACCGTCATAGGCATAGCCAACTTCATGCTCGTAGATATAGCCTGATGCGTCCACCATGATGGGATTGGTGAACACGCCTCGGTCAGTTCCAGCCGTGCGTCCCATCACGCCAATGCCCCAATGGTTTTCGCGGTAGTTGTAGGTGACATAAGAGTCAACCTCATTGCTAGCGCTTGATGGGTAGAACCACCAGACCTCACCATACTTTGAATTATGGACAGCGTAAACCTTGCTGGCCTGGTTGTAGTTCAGATTCTGGAAAACGTAGTCAGAGACATCGCAAGGCATAGGCTTGACGTAACCATCAAATGTCCAAAATCCTGATTGACTCATCCACATAGCGGCAGAATCAATGGCGGCCACAGCCTGACTTGATATCACGCCACAGCCTGATCCGGCACGCTCAAAGGCATAGACATAGGGTAGGCCGACATAAGTCGCCGTGTGGACATCGACATCAGTAAACAGCAAATTGATGCCCCTGACGCGCTTTCCACACTTCAGTGAGCCACTGCTGTTAATCTCAAAGTCACCGGCCTGATTAAGAGCTGATGCTGTCCAGGTTGTGTTGTCTTCCTGATCTGACCACTTCACCAAGCGGCCATTGCTGGAGGCACCAAGCGCAAACAGGAATCGCTCGGCAGTAGAGAGCAGGGCAGCGCATCCAGTTGGGGCGTTGGTAATCACAGCGGCCAGCGTAGGCGTTGTGAATCCCAGCTGCCACTCATACAGCTTGCCGTCAGTATCTGAGCAGGCCACCAGATACTCACCCCATGTATCCAGACTCCAAGTAGTGGCTGGCGCAATTGCACCGGTATCAGGACGTGCAACGCCATAGGCAAACGATCCATAGAAGTTGTAGCCATAGCCGGTTCCGCTAATAGCGTCAGCACGTCCAGTGGTAAATCCGGTAGGAGTAATGTCTTTCAGAACCGCATTTTGATCCATTGCGTATAGCTTGGAATGCGTACCCATGGCAATGTATCGGCCACCAGAATTTATCTTCCAAGTCAAAATTCCACGGCATGATCCGGTCATTGCTGTCTCTGACTTCTTGCGCCAGCCGCCAATAGGACGTAAGGTGTTTTCGTACCAGCGCACAAGGTTTGCGTCAAACCAGCGCCCCATAGACTGATACTCAGTGCCGTTGCGGTACACGCCTGGTGGAATTTTTAAGGGTATGAGTGCCATGGCTTGATTATGCGGTTTCTACTGACAGATTTGACACGAATGTGAGAGTGGCAATGACTGACGGCACTGCCGGTCTGGTCGGTGAACTGCTGGTTGCGAAATGTTCAATGCTGATGCCAACATCTGTTGGCCGCCACATGATCTCCACATAGTCATTGGCCGCCAAACTGACAAACAAATTAAGCGCGGCAACTAAGTGAGATGGATCACCAGTAGACTTTCTTGCTGGAACGTGGAATCGGCTGTTTGAGTTATCAATGTTTGTGCCGTTCTTGCGAAACCAGACATCAACATCTTGGCCGTCATTGGTAGTGTTCTTGAATTGAATGCTGAATTGGATATCGTAGATGCCAGCCTGCGCTACATTTAGCCTTGACGAATTAGATAAGGTAACGCCATTGCTGAAGTCGGTGGTGTCAAATGTGACGGCATAGGCCGTTGTGGTGTTGGCCGCAACCTGATCTGTGCCATCACTGAAAGCGCCATAGGGGCTGTTGATCCACTTGCCACCACGCGGCCCGAATAGCGCAGCAAACAGCGCCGTCAGGCTGCTGAAGTACCGATTAAGCGCACCGAATGACTGAGACTGAAACCTCTCATCGTATGACGCACCAGGCGAGCCAATGTTCGGTGGCGCTGGTGTCGTGATCTGCTGATAGAGGTTTGTTGCCATGGATTAAGCCACCAAGCCGTTCAAGTAGGTAGTCTTACCGGCCACCTTGGTGGCGGTCAGTGACTGACATTTAAGGCTTGATGGTGAGTATGAGCAATGCACCCACCCCGCATTTGGATCACCGCCTGGAATATAAAATTCCAATATCAATTGCGTGTACTTGAGATTATTTTCGATCCACGCGGCCAACTCAGGATTTGGTACGCCATCAATCTCAAAATCGCAGGCTTGACCCTTGCAATGGTCTGAGGTGGCCGATCCACCCGCCGCTTGGTTCAAAGCACTACATCTGAACCCAGATGAAATCTTCACTGGCTTGCCAAAGTGATCACGCACTGGCTGTAGGATGTTCTCGCAAAGCAAACGCAATGACTCTATTTGTTCTTCATTTGGCGTATTGTCAATGTCCATGCGTATAGCAGTCTCAGACTTGGTTAGTTCATTCAAGGTGAAGTTCTTGGATAAGTTCATTTTGTTGTCCTCATGGTTTCGTAGGTTTGGATGCAGGCGTTGAGTTTTCGGATGGCGGCATCTCCTTCGGCGGCGATGGCGACAAGATCATCAGCAGTCTTTCGGTCAAGTTCGGCTGATGCTGTTCCGCTGTGATATCCACCGGCAGTGGCGGTATCTGTGGCGGCTGATACGGCGCACTCGGCGGCTTTGACAGGAATGAACAGCTTGCGTTCACCACTAGCAATATCAGCGCGCAGCTTTGTCTCTTTAACCTTTGCAACATTATTCGCCTTTCGTAATGTGTCACCGTAACTCTGCGCCACTCGCGCCATAGCCTTCTCAGTCTCCCTGGCCTTGGCGTTCAATGCGGCAATCTCAACTTGCTGGCGCACATTCTCATCATGCTTGCCCTTGGAGTATCCACCGGCAGCGGCAGATAACATCGCCAATACAAAGCCGAGGATCACCCAAGGGTTGAAGATACTCATCCTTCAGCCTTGCCTCGGATATACGCCTGTGCCGCCATAAAAGCCACCACAATCGTACCCATGGCGGCGCAGTAGGTAGTCGCCAGACCGTTCAAAGCGTTGACCTTCTCCAGCGTCACAAGTTCGGATGCCATGTACGCAATGATGAAAGGAGGCAAAACTAAAGCAGCCCACGCCATGATGCGTTGCTGGTCAGCCATTTTGTCCATATTTTCAATGGTAATCATGCGCTCAGACCGAGCCAGTTCAGAGTCAGTGACAACGCCGTCACCGTCTGAATCAAATTGGTTGTAAGTCGAATTCTTTTCAAGCTGCTTAGTCATTTGTTTTTCCTTTCCTTTTGCTCAATCTCACGGCGTAATTTTTCCATTTTTTCCAGCTGCTGTCTCACCTCTTGTTTTTGCTCTAAGGTGTCCAGCAGCATAAATGCCAATAGTGGCAGCATCAAGGCAACGAGAACCACCGAAACGATCCAGCCTACTGCTCCCATCATGTGATCCTCTGGTTCGTCAGGACGAGAAGCAGGAGCCACAGGTATAGGATAAGAATAAGGGTCAGGACGCTTACTCCCAGTTTTAACCGCTGGCTTGCCTCTCTTTGCTGACGTTGCCATAGCATCCTCTTGGCCTTTGACTCCTGCGCCAGCCTTGCGGCCTCCTGCTCTGCACCAACAATCTCACGCATCTCCATGACCTTGGAGTACAGCGCACCTAGTTCTTTAGGTGCGTTCCAGGTCATCGCCATCCTTATGTCATTTACCATGACTTGCATCTGGTCAGCCGCCCTCACGCGCTTGATGGCCGCTTCAAACAGGTTAGCGTCAGGATCGTAGACTGTTCTGGACTTCTCCTCACTTTCGCGGATATGGTCAGCCAGCTGCTGCTGCAAGTGAAAAAACTGAATCAGCTGATCTACAACTCCATTCAGTATTTCCTCTTCATCTACCTCAACAAACTTTTCTCTTTTCTTCTTCGCTGCTACCGGCTTGCTTGTTGCTGTTGCGGCTTTGGCTTGCCGCCAAAAAATTGCAATAACTGCTTCCAAAACCCATATGCCTCTTTGCCAATTGCAGCAACCTCTTCACCTGTTTTTTTTATTTCAACAAACTGAGTTTTGCACTCACGGTACAAATCGCAGCCTGCCTGTATTTGCTTACAGATGCCGGCGGCCAATAAGCACAAGGATATGGGGTCCACATTGCTTTACATTCCCAGCAGCTTAGAAAGCATTTGAGCAGCAAAGCCAGGGCCGAGCAGCACTGCGGCGATGACAATGTAGATCAGATACTCAATCCGCGTCATGCGCTGCTTTCCAGCCTCTAGTTTCTCTTCGATATTCTTGTATCGCTCATCGCAAGATGCTTGGTGCGCGTAGAAGTCTGTCTCTAAACTCATGCTACTGGCTCAGTTGGTGTTACTACTACGACTTCTGCAAGTGCTTGTGCCGCTACTGCCGCATCATGCACTGCTTGTTCTTCAGCGGTGTACTCAACTTGAGTGACTACGCCTGTTTCTACGTTTACTACGATTCTGTGTGTCATGTCATGCCTTTGGATACTTAGCCTTTACCGCAAGACAAGCGGCAATGTACGCATCAATCTGCGCTTGGTCGCCTTTGACTACACCATCAAGGTAGTCAGTCATTGGAGGATATTCAGCCGCACGTTTGGATTTATATGCGTCAGGGTCAACCCAAGCATTGACAGCATCCATGTCAATCTCGACTTGATTGCCTTGGGCATCTCTTGCGCCATCACCGTCATCAACTGTGACGGTTTGAGGATAAAGAGCATATATTGCATCGTGATTCATGCTGCTATCTCCATGACTGTGATTGTTGATATTGTTCGAGCGTTATTAGTGTTATCTGTATCGCTTGATGTTCTATTTACATAACCTGTACTGGTATTTACTCGCATTTGACATTTATATGTTGTAGATGAAGTTGTGGCTGGGCTGTCTAAAAAAACAATTGTTGCTTGTTGCGTAACATCACTAACACTAGAATATAAACCTGCACTTGCTTGTGTTCTAGAACTAGCAGCGTCGCCAACTGCAATAGCAGTAGACCCTCTAACAAGTCTATGATGGGTTACAGTTGCAGCCGGAGTTCCTTGAGCAGATATATACGCCATAATCAAAATCTTGTTAGATGCAGATGATGGTGTAATGGAAACAGATAAACTAGTAATGTCAGTAAAACTAGTGCTTGCAGTTGAAAACGTATCGGTTTTGTTTGCGGTTACAACTTGCAACACCTTACCCGCAGACGCTTGCAACGCAGACGATGACCCTGCTGTTACTGGGTATGTGATACCCGCTGAACCATCAATAATTGTTGTCATGCCCATGTCCCCACGTTAGTCGCTGCGCCAGATGCGGAAAGCGGATTGATTCGGATGTAGCTGCCAGCGGCTGTTGAGTAAGCCCCACCAGGTGCGGCTGATAGCGTGTACTGAGGAATGAATGTGCCGCCAGCATTTATTGATACTGTGCCTTTAATTACATGTGAGTTAAACGTAGCGGCAGAAGTTAAAGCATTAATAGATGTTGTTGCTGTTGTTGTATTTGAAACAAAACCAAACGAAGTTGTTGTATTTTGTCCGGGTATTGTTCCACCGTTAGCCACCACAAGACCAGTATATCCAATGTTATTTATTGTTGCAGTACCACCAAATCCAAGTTGAAAACTATGCGATGTAGTTCCCGCTGATTTGCTAAAAATAG